ATTAACCGTTACTGTAAGTATTAAAGATACAAAGCTTTGGACTGATACAGCTGATTTGATTAAAAGTATTATTGATGACGAAAGAATTGATAAACAAACCAGGGAAGAGTACAGAGGCAGGCTATTAGAGATAGTTGAGAAAGAATACTAACCCCCCCATTCTTATATATGCGAACAATCGTTCGGGACCGTTGGGGGAGGTCTTTTTCAACACATGCCAAGAATTTTGAAAATCGATTGAGAGGTTTTCTATTATGCCGAAACAAAAAGTATATGAACAAGAGTTGGCGAAGTTGACCGAGATATTCAAGGATGTTGATGAGTCTAAAAGAAAATTAGTTGAGGGATTGGTTGAAGACGCAGCTTTCTTAAAATCAGAGAACTACATCTTGAGGCAATCTATATCGGATACAGGAATGGTTAAGATACATCCGAATCATCCAGAGATCCAAAAGCCGATTGAGACCGCCAAACAATATCTTAAAAACGTAAATAGCTATGCGACAGTAATCAAGACTTTAAATGGAGTGCTTAGCAAAAATGTTATTGAAGATGATGACGATATGGATGAATTTGAATGATACCAGGACAAATTTTGGAAAAAAACCCTTACGAGTATAACGGAACTCATTCGTTTCTTTTAGAATACATTGATAAGTGCGGAACAGGCGAGATGTTAATCGGTCATGATCTCAGGTTAATGTTAGATATTTTATTAACTCATTTCGATAATGAAGATATTAAAATAGAATTTGAAGGTGCTCATAAGCGAATTAAGTTTATTGAAACTAAAATAAAACATTTCGAAGCGCCGTTTGCTGGTAAGCCTTTTATACTTGAGTTGTTTCAAAAAGCTTTTATTGAGTCTATATATTCGTTTAAGATTTTCGATGAAGAAGTAGGGCGCTTTGTAAGGCTTTATCAAGATGTCCTGCTACTGATTGCAAGGAAACAAGGTAAAACTCCTCTTATTTCAGCTATTAATTTAGCTGAATTTTTTGTTGGAGAAAAAGGTACTCGTATATTATGTTCATCTAACGATTACGAACAAGCAGATTTGATGTTTCAGGCAATAAACTCTATGCGAGAAGAAAGTCCGTCGTTAGAAAAAAGAACAAGAAGTAATATCAAAGGGATTTTTTTTGGCAATCCTAAACATCCAAAAAGAAAAGGCAAATGGAGTTATCAAAATAAAGGCCAGATAAAAAAAATATCAGCAAAAACCGGAGCAAAGGAAGGTAAAAACATTAAAGTGGGAGCAGTTGATGAGGTTCATGAACTTAAAGATGATACTTCAATAATGCCAATCAGACAGGCTCTATCAACACAAGATGAGCCTTTATACTTTGAACTAACAACAGAGGGAATGATTAACGATGGTTACTTAGATAAAAGATTAGTAGAAGCACGGCAGGTTTTGAATGGCGAACTTGATAGATCGCGTTGGCTTATATGGGTATACACTCAAGATTCCGAAAAAGAAATATGGCAGGATGAAAAGTCTTGGGCAAAAAGCAATCCTGGTATGGGTGTGATTAAAAAGTGGAGTTTTCTTCGTAAGATGATAGAAGAGGCTAAGACTAGTAAATCTACCAGGGCATTTGTCTTAGCGAAGGATTTTAATATTAAGCAGAATAATGCTACTGCTTGGCTTATGACAGAAGATATTGTAAACGAGGAAACTTTCGACTTAGAAGACTTTAGAAACAGTTTTGCAATTGGTGCATCTGATCTATCAAAAACTGGCGACTTTACTAGTGCTAGAATACTGCTAATGAAACCGGGTAGTGATAAAAAATATTTTTACCAACAGTATTTTATTCCGGAATCTAAACTTGATAATTTATCTAAAGAAGACTTGCCGAAATTTAAAGAATGGGTAAGTCAAGGATTAATCACTCTCTCGACCGGAAATGAAAATGATTTTAGATTAGTAAGCATATGGTATTATAAGCTTTATAAAGATTACGGCATCAGAGTATTTTTAACGGGCTATGATAAATATTCAGCTGTATATTGGGTTAAAGAAATGGAAGAAACCTACGGCTTTGATTGCAAAAGAGTTGGTCAGGATTGGGGGACTATGAGTGAGCCTATGAAGTTAGTCGAGAAGGACTTGAAAAGTGGACTTATAGTCTACAATAACAATCCGATCGATAAATGGTGCCTTGAAAACACGGCCTTTAACATCAACAATCGAGAAGAAATAATGCCTATTAAAATACAGGGTAAAGAGGATAAGAAAATAGATGGCGCTGTAACAATGATTATCGCATATCGAATATACATCGATAACCGAACAGAATTTCTGGAATTAGTGAAAAGAGTAGTTTAAGGAAGTCGATAGGCTTCTTTTTTATATGAAGGTGGTGAATTTTCAAGTGTTTAAAAAGATTTTTAAGTACTTTTCAACAATTATAGACGACTTATTTCTTATAGCAGGAATTGTATTCGTATCGCTTGGTGTTTTCAAAATAAACATTCCATTTGGATATATAACGTTGGGCTTATGCTTCATGGCATTTGCTTATCTCATTGCAAAGAGAAGGTGATTAAATGCTATTACAGGGCTTGATTAAAAACAGTGAAAAAAATAAGCAAATGCAATACGCTAAAATGCTCAACGGCAACTACCCAGTATTTAGTCAGTTTGGGCAGAATATTTATGCTTCAGACTTGGTCCAGATGAGTATAGATAAGATTGCTACAGAGATAAGTAAGTTACAACCTAAGCATATCAGAACAGATCCAAACGGGATGCAAACTGTAGTTAAAAGTTCTATTAACAGACTCTTTAAATTTAAGGCAAACCCGTTAATGACAACTAGAGATTTTCTCGAAAAGACAATCTGGCTGTTATACATGAATTACAATGCGTTTATTTATCCAACATACGATATTCTAACTGATAGCCGAGGCGACATAAAAAGAGAATACACAGCCTTTTATCCGCTTAATCCTAACAGAGTTGAATTCCTCCAAGACGAAGCACAAAAGCTTTTCATAAAAATGTGGTTTGGCAATGGAGAAAACTACACATTGCCTTACTCTGATATTATTCATTTGCGAAAAAAATTCAGTGTTAATGACATCATGGGTGGAGGGCTTAACGGCCAGCCGGACAACGCAGCATTGCTTAAAGTTTTGGAAATTAACGATACAGTTATTCAAGGCTTAGGCAAAGCGATTAAATCCAGCTTAACCATCCGTGGTATTTTGAAAATAAACACCATGCTTGACGACGATAAGCAAAAGGCTGAACGTGAAAAACTCGAAAAAGCAATTGAAGATGGCAGGAGTGGCATATTGCCCCTCGATTTAAAGGGCGATTATACCGATTTAAAGCCAGATCCCAAAATCATCGACAAAGACACAATGGAATTTATTCAAAGTAAGATACTGAATTGGTACGGGGTACCTTTGAAAATTTTATCTGGTGATTTTACTGATGAGGATTATCAAGCATTTTATGAGAGCACGCTTGAAGTAATTATCATTAGCCTTGGACAAGCTTTTTCCAGCACTGTATTCACCGCGAGAGAGCTTGATGTAGGTAATGAGATAGTAGCATATCACCGTGACATGATGTATCTGAGCACCAAAGCCAAACTTGAGTTGATTAAGACCGCTGGTGAACAGGGACTATTACAAGACAATCAAAAATTAGCTATCTTAGGACTTCCACCGATAGCGGGAGGCGACAGGATAACACAAAGCCTTAACTATATCGACAAATCGATAATTAACAATTATCAGTTGAATGGTGTTAAAGCAAAAAACGAAAAGGAGTGAATGTAGGTGAGCAAAAATAAACTACCTAACAAAGACGAAATGGTAATCCGGAGTTTCGGGATGCCTGATATTCGGGCAGTTGGTGAGGATGGAGTAATTGAAGGTCATGCAGCTGTATATGATCAAAAAACAAATATAGGTAACTGGTTCTATGAAATTATTGAACGTGGTGCATTTAATGAAACTGACTTTGATGACGTATTATTTACCGCAAACCACGAAGTGTGGGATATACCGCTTGCTAGAAGTAGAAGGAACAATAGTAATTCTACTCTGCAGCTTAATTTAGATGATCAGGGGTTATTTACCAGAGCTAACCTAGATATTGCGAATAACTCAGAAGCTAGAAGTCTACATTCAGCGGTAAAAAGAGAGGACATCACAGGGATGTCTTTTATTTTTTATGTAAAAGACGAGGAATGGGAAGATTTAGATACTGATATGCCGACAAGACGCATAAAGAAAATTGCAAAAGTAAGAGAAGTATCTGCGGTTAATTTTCCGGCATATACCGGAACTGACATAAACGCTCGAAATGACAAATCTGCATTGGATAATGCAATAAAGGCATTGGAGAATGCCCGGTCAACGTTGGATAACGAAAAGAACGAGCGAGAAGCATTAAAACTAAAATCTCAAATACTAATGAAGGGTTAAGGTGATAAATAATGAAAGATAAACTAAAGAAATTACTTGCTACTAAAGAAGCGAGAAAAGCAGAACTTGGCACAAAGGCAAATGCTACTGAGGATGTAAAGGAATTACGTAGCATTAATACAGAGTTAGATGCTTTAAATACTGAAATCATAGAACTTCGTAGCATGATTGACGCTATTCCTGATGAACAACAGGGTTCTGGAGAAGGAGAACAAAGAGGACAACAAGGTCAGGGTCAAGGAGAACAAAGGCAAACTCCTCCAGGTCAATTTAATCCAATGGGTACCTACGGTGTAGGTCAAGGACAACAGCAGAGATCAGAGGAGCCCGAAGACAAGTATGCTACTCTAGAATACCGTAAAGCATTTATGAATTTTGCTAAATCAGGGAAATCGACTCCTGAATTTAGGTCAATGCAACCGGAGTTTAGAGCTGATGCGATGACAACTGCGTCGGAAGTAGCGGCTGTCATCCCTACAACAATCCTCAATGAGATTATCAAAGAAGCAAAAGTATATGGTCAAATATTTAGAAGAATTCGTTCGTTAAACGTCCCTGGTGGTCTTACGATTCCGATTCTGTCTCTTAAACCAACTGCAACAAGAATCACTGAATCTACTCCGTCAGACAAGAAAAAGGTTACGGCCAATACAAGCGTATCCTTTAGCTATTACGGTTTAGAATGCAAGGTGTCTACATCCTTACTTGCTCAAACGGTAACTTTGACAGGCTTCGAGAACACCGTTGTAGATCTTATCGGTGAAGCTATGATTAAGGCGGTTGAGGGTGAAATAATTAGCGGCACAGGTAATGGTGAGTGCTTAGGAATTACTGCAGACACTAGAGTCCCGGCTGCTCAGAAAGTAACATTATCATCAGCTGATTTTGTAACGTGGGACGGATGGAAAAAGAAAGTCTTTTCAAAAATGCCACTTGCTTATAAAGCCGGAGCTACTTTCCTAATGGCTTCTGGAACGTTTGAAGGATACATTGACGGCATGGTTGATGCCAATGGACAACCAGTAGGTCGTATTAACTATGGGATTACAGAAGGACCTCAAGAAAGGTTTGGCGGTAAAGAAGTAATTCAAGTGGAAGATGACATAATTTCTCCTTACGATGACGCTGCTACTGGAGATGTTGTAGCAATTTACTGTAATTTGAGAAATTACGGTATTAATACAAACTTGCAGATGATGATGTTCCGCTATTTTGATCATGACACCAACGAATGGGTCGATAAAGCTATCTTGATAGCAGATGGAAAACTCATAGATCCAAATGGTGTAGTCATAATCAAAAAAGGTGCTTAGTAAAAGGGGAGATTAAATTCTCCCCATATTTTTAAAATTAAATTAAGGAGGTCAATAAATGTATCCATACAATTTTAAATTCGGACAAACAATACAAACAGACGTTGATGGCGTATCGACTGATCGTGGTTTTATTTCTCATTTTCAGGTTAGTGCAGCTGGAGCAGCTACTCAAAGTATTACAGGAGTTTTAGCGGCTACCGCGCTGACGGCTGCAGAACAAGATATTGCAGCGGGCATCACAAATCCGCCAGCACCGAGAAATATCAAAATTAAAGCTAATGCAGCAACTGTAACTGGCAATGTTGTAATTACCGGCACGAATTATGCAGATACAGTAATAACTGAAACAATCGCCTTAAACGGGACGGCTGAGGTGTTAGGTAACAAATCTTTTAAAACAGTAACTAATATTCATCTTCCGGTTGAAATTAACGTAGGCACCGACACCGTATCTGTCGGGTTTGGGAATAAGCTTGGTTTGCCTTATAAGTTGAGTTTAAATACTATTTTGTCAGCATATCGAGATGGTACATTAGAAAGCACTGCCCCGACTGTAGCGGTTAGTGCTACTGCGATTGAGTCTAATACTGTATCGTTAAACAGCGCATTGAACGGCACTGCAATTGATGTATTTCTGATAGTTTAGGCGGCGGTCTAAATGACTAATGAAGAATTATTAATTGAGTGTAAGAAAAGTTTAAACATATCACTCGTAAGCACAGCTTTTGATGACGTATTAACTCAAAAGATTCTGGCCGTCAAGTTGTTTATGTCCAACGCCGGGGTTTCGGATGACATTATGATTAATGATTTAGCGGTAGGCTGTATAGTTTTAGGTGTAGCGGATCTTTGGAATGTAGAGAGTGGGGAAGTAAAATATTCTAGTGTTTTTTACACATTTGTTAATCAACTTACTTCTTCAAGCTCGATTGTAACGTTAACAAGTAACCCGGCTGACGGCGCGACAGGTGTAGCCATAACGATTAAGCCTACATTGACATTTAATAAACAGATTGAGAGCCACTCAATTAGGTTAGTAGAGTACGATGAGCCGGATAATGTCGTTAATATCTCAGCAGAGTTGGATGTTACTGTGAAAAAATTAACGATAACCCCGGCGAGCGATTTAAAAGCTGCGACAAAGTATGCAATCGTTATTAACAAAGTTGTGTCTTATGATGGTCCGTCTTTACAACTGAAGATTATTAGCTTTACAACAGCTTAAGGTGGTGTAGAATATGGGGCGTAGAAATGCAGTAATAGGGCTTATTACCACTACGTACAATGATGATACTGATAAATACGTTGATAGCTCACCAAGAGAAGTATTTGCTGAAAAAAAATCTATTCGTCAATCCGAATTTTATCAAGCTCAAGCTACCGGTTTAAGACCAGAATTAACTTTTGTTGTTTGGGCCGACGAATATAATGATGAGCAAAAGTTATCTTTTGAGGGTAATGAGTATAACATTATCCGGACGTTTGAAAAAGACGAAAAAGAAACAGAACTCATTTGTTCGGGTCTTGTCAATAAGGGGGCTTAGTTATGCCGCTACCAAAAAGTGTAACTAAAATAAAAAAAGACGGCATTGAATTTACCTCCAGTGTTGACAGGGTACAGTACACCATCCGGGAATTAATCCGAGCTGCTCAACGAGATACAGCAAAGTTGCTCCGAAAGCGAATGATTGAAAAGCTAAAAAATTTACCAGGAATGAAGCGTAACCGAAGGATATATAAATCAACACAGTACTGGGTGCGTCGTCGTGAAGGTGATATGCAGATCGGGTTTAAACATGATTCGTGGTATGGAGCTAAGAGTGAGTTGGGCACTAGCGGGCAACCAGCTAGAGGCATACTCAGGAATACAGTCTATGAAAACATACCTGAAATACGTAAAATACAAGCTCAATACTTGTCAGCGGTCGAAGATGAACTTAAGGCGATTGCGTTAATCAATGAAGAAGAATATATTAGCCCGGACGGTGAGGAATAATGAGCCAGTTAAAGGATTTATTAAAAGCTTACTTAAGAATTATTCATCCTCGCGTCTATTACGAAAATGCTCCCGAGTCTGCTACCTATCCATATCTTATTTTTGATTTTCCAAACGAATTATCTGACGGCGAGTCGGTAAATGTGGTTGTGGTTGACATTGATGGATGGGATAGACCAGCCGATGGAGATGTTACACTGTTAGAAGCAATAATGGAAGCTGTTAATGGGGATGGTGATGCTGAAAACCCAACAGGATTAAACAAAGAAACGTTGACTGCAGAAAAAATAGCAGTCACTTTTTATTTAGATCGAAAGCTTAACTTAAGGGACGATGACAAGAGAATCAAACGAAGAAAGTATATTTACCAAGCTAGATTATTTGAAAGGAGTTGAATGTAATTGCAAAGAAAGATAACTCAACAGCAATTGGAGAATATCCAAATTGACTATGGAATGCTATACGTAGATTACGGACTAGCGGGAGAACGCAGAGTAGGACCCACCAAAGGTGGCGCAACATTTACCGCAACCGCAACATTAAGAGACATTGAGTTTGATGGCAGAAAAGGTAAGACTAAAGGTTTAGTTGTTGTAGACGAAATTAACGCCATGCTAGCAATAGCGAATATGGATATGTCCATGGATGAATTAGCTTTTGCAATGCCGTGGGCTAACTATACCAACAGTATAGTAACAGCAAAGAGCGCAAACGTGGGTATGGTGCCATCTGTAAGCTTTGTAACTAATGTGGTTATGTTTGCTAAAGTGGTTGGTGGTGGCTATAAGAAAATCACATTGTATAATGCCATGAATACTAGCGTGTTTACCTTGGCGGCAGTACCCAAAGGAGAAGGGACAGTGGGATTAGAAATTAGCGCCCATTGGGATCCAGAGGATGATACAGCTGATTTATTCAAAGTAGAAGACGTGCTGACACTTGGTAGCGATGTTGTTGCACCGACAGTTGTTACAGTT